GTTCGTCACTTCCGCCGCTGCTCTTGAGGAGGAAGCCGATTCGGACGTACTTCCCGAAGAAGACGAAGAAACTGACGCGCTCTCCGAAGAGGAGGAGGAAAGCGACTCCGATGTGCTCATAGACGAAGAGGACGACGAGCAAACGAACCCGGTCCTGGCGATAATGGGGTAGTCGAACCCCTCCTGGGTGCATCCAGCCGATGCGTCGATGTCCTCGAATGTCCAGTTTCCGGTGCCGATGTCGAGGATGCACGCGAGGTTCGGCCTGTCCGAATTGAACGGTATGACAAACCAGATCTCGCCCGTGTTGCTGTCGAAGAAGGAGAACGACTGGGACACCTGGGACAGGTTGAGTCCCCGGTAGATCCAGCGGTTGTTCCCGTCCGCGACGGGGGTGAAGTTGTACCCGTCGAATTTCCACACGTTGTCGGGTCCGAAGAAGTACACCGCGTCTCCCGTGCTCTGCACGAGGCCCTTCGCCAGCGCACCGACCCTCGTGTTCACGACTTGCTTGGAGAACACCAGCGTACCGCCCACGTAGTTTACGAGGTGCGTCATGTTCCCCTGGAAGATGCAGTAGGAGTCCCTGAGCATCGCGCCTCCCGTGATGGGAGAAGCGTTCGGCTCGATGGTCTCGAAGCCAGCCTCGCTTGCGGCGTTCGCGTAGTCGAAAACCGCCTTGTCGAGGTTGCTCCACCACCACCTGTTCGGAACCGCTCCGTCAACGTGATCGACCGTGTTCAGGCACAGTATGTGCCTCTGGAACACGTCTACAACTTGGGCTTTCAGACCCTCGCAGGTAAGGTTGACCCTTCTGTCGAACCACGGTCCCGCTATGAGTTGTATAGGGTCGTCGTAGTTGCTGGCAAGGAGGTTGTTCCCCCACGGCGCGAAGGACCACTGCGTCGCGATGTACTGGTTCTCGCGCTTGTCCCTGCCCGAGAAGGTCTCAGGGGTCAGGGCGCAGGACTGGTACGAACTCTGCGAAGAGGAAGACGCAGACACCGAGAAACTCGAAGATGAACTCATCGCTGGGCAGACCTGCTGCTCCCCGTAGGGCGTGATCCGGTAGATCGCCGCCTCCGCAGGGTCCCAGGTGTACCCGGGCTGGTCCCACCACGCGAACCCGTCGTCCCATGAGCGCATGATCCCGAAGGATGCCTTGAAGAGGTCGTAGCGGTCGCCGAAGAAGATGTAGTCGTTGCCGCTCTGGTCCCGGAACTGGGTGACTCCAAGGATGTATTCCGTGCTCTCGCAGGAGTTGATCCTGCGGTATCCCTTTCTCCGCTCGATGTAGGCGTCCGTGATGCGCACGCCCCTGGCGTCGGTCAGCCCCCCGGCAGGCATCATCTGCGGAGGGATGTCCTTGAGAACACCCTTGGTGAACGGCCTGATGGAGAACGGGAATGGCTTCAATAGAGATCCTCCACTTCGGAGATAGCCTCGCGCATGCCAACCATGTCCGCGTCCCTGGTCTCGCCTTCGAGATCCGCGATGACCTCGTTCAGCCTCGCCTTCCACAGCGGCACCCGGTCGTCGTCTCCTATGTAGAGGGTCAAGTCGATGAGCGTCTGGAGTCTGAGCGCCGTGAGGTAGGTCGTGGTCCAGGTGTTGCTCGTGTTCGTCGTGCTCAGGGGGTCGAGGTGGTGGTGCGTGGTGATGTGCAGGGTGTATGCCGCGTCAGCCTGGGGAGCGAACTTGATGAGGTGCCCGATGACGGCGGCAACCTGCGGCCTGCCCGTGTCGGGCAACGTCGCGTTGTTGTTCGGGTACAGTTCCCTGAGCCGGTCCATGGGGCCGAACAGCAGGGGGTACTTGATGCCGCTGGAGTCCTCGACCTCTATGTCGAGGATGCGGATCGTGTGGTCCGGCACGATGACCGATGTGGCACCGGAAGCGATGGCGTGCGTGTACTCGTCGATGAGGAACCACAGGGGGAACTTCTTTTCGAGTTCGTACTGGCTCTCGATGACCTGCTGGGCGATGATGTCGTCGATCTCGCCGTTCGTCCGGTTGACCCACTTGCCGATGTTGGTCACAAGCTGTGCGAAGTTCATGCCGAACCCCTTTTAAAAAAGGGGGAGGGCTTCCCCTCCCCCGCCTGTGTTACCCGACCGAGATGCACCACCCGAGCGACTCGGAATGGCTCCCGAAGGTGTCGTAGGACCGGGAGTACGTCGAGGCCGAGGTGGAATTGGTCCCGGCAAGGGAGTCCCACTTGATGATCCTCGCCTGGTGCCAGTCGTCGTTTGCCTCGCGCCTGTCGCCCCACTGGATCTTGAAGCCCAGGATGGCGTACCACGCGAGACCCTGCCGCCTGCCGTAGTCGGACTTCTCCTTGGTGCGGACCTCCTCGGGCACGGCCACCGCCTCGATGACCGTGTCGCTCCCGAAGAAGTACGCCTCCGAGGATTGGTGCGCCGTGAACGAAGCGCCGCTCATTCCGTGGTTGGTCTCCACGAAGCGGCACCCGTAGTACCTGCCCACCTCGCCGTTCAGGACCGGCTTGCGGCCCGACTCGGTGTACATGTTGACCGTTTCGAGCTGGTCCTTGAGGTTGCGCAGCGCGAAGGTGGTGCCCAGGCACACGTAGTCCTCGCCGTCGTAGGTGGGGACCTCGCGGGATCTCAGCTCGTCTACGATCTCCTTGACGTGGTAGGGGTACATGCCGGTGTTGTTGGTCATGCCCGGGTATCCGTTGCGGAACCACGTGCCCGACGTGGAGGTGTTGCCCACGTACCGGAGCAGGGTCTGGTCGAACTCCAGCTCGATCCTCGAATCGAGCGTGTTCGCCGCGTCACGGGCGAGCAGCTTCCTGATGATCTGCTCGATGTCCCACTTCGACAGCGTCTTGGCCTTGCCGGTGAACGGGACCGAGTTGCCGAACTCCACGAGGCAGACCTGCCCCTGCTTGGTGCGGAACCCGTCCTCGGGCATGAGCTGCGTCTCGCGGATTCCCATGACGTTCGCGCCGCGCCTGAGATTGGTCACGACCTCGAAGTCGATGGTGTCGCCCTGGCCCTTGCCGAAGGCTTCCTTCAGATCGCAGAACTGCCGAAACTTGCACATCGGCGTCAGGTAGTACCTGAGCTTGTCGCTCATCTTCTGAGGATGGAGCGACCCCGCCTTGTTATTCTGATGATACCACTGCATAGGATTTTCTCCTTTCGTTGTCTTGAGTTACAATCCCTGTGCAGCTTGCCGCTTCCTGATCATGGACCTGACGTATTCCCTGTTCTTGGAGTCGTCAGTCGCGTCGTCGTCATCGTCGGGGACGACCTCCCCTCGGGTAGACGGCTTCACGTCGTCCGCTTTTTTCTTCTGCGTCCGCTGCTCCATTTTCCGCTTTTCGAGTTCCTTCACGCGGTCCTGCTTAAACGAGGTGGTTGCGTTTTGCGCTTGCTGGAGGGCTTCCCACATGACCTTCACGTCCTTGTAGTGCTGGAGCACCATGTCGAACGCGGGGAAGAACACCCCAGGGCCGTACTGCTGGAGCAACTGCTCGTTCAAAAAGGGTGCGTGCTTTTGCCTGAAATTGTTGAAGTCCGGGTCGTAGTCGAGGTTGTCCGCGTCGGGGTGCCGCTGGTAGAGCACGTTGCGGCAGTGCAGGAAGTGGTTGACGAACTCTTCCTTCTTCTCCTTGGCCTTGGTCTCGCGGTCGCGCTTGCGCTGCGCGATCTCCTCGTCAGTGAACATCCGGGCCTCGAAATCGACGTACTCCTGCTCGATCTCGGCCTTGCGCTTCTCAAGGTCGGCGGCTGCGGCTTCGAGCTGGCTGCGCATGGCGGCTGCGTGCTGGAGTTGCCGGGTGAGGTGCCCCTGGATCTGGTAGGACTTCTGGAGTTCGGAGACCGGGACCTCGCTTTCCTGCCCATCGACCTTGACCTTGACCTTGACGGTCAGAACGTCGGCTTCGGTCAGCTCGCGTCTATCGGGCTGCTCGTCTTCTCCGGGCTTTTTGCCTTTCGGGTCCGGTTCGTCCTCCCCTTCGGGCTTTTTCTCCTCGTCGTCAGAAAGGTCCTCGTCGCGTTCTTTCTCACCCTCGTCAGCTTTGCCATCGGGCTTTTCCTCCTCGTCCTCGCCGTCGAGCATGAGTTTGATCTCGCCGTCGTCGAAGCCCTGCTTCTTCAGCTCCGCTACCTCGAAGTCGCGGTATCTGCTGATGATGGACTCGCGGCTGTTCGCGTCAGCGGTGACGCCCGCCCCCTCGTCGTACTCCTGGGTATTCAGTTCGGTTCCCCGGTCCTGAAGCCCTTCGTCCCTGTCTGCCATTTATCCTTCCTCCTGTATGTCGTTCAGCTCGTCGGCGGCTGCGTTGCCCGCCTGGAGCCTGTTCGCGAACTCGATGATCACCGCGTCGAAAAGTTTCGCGGTCTGCTGGCACTGGATGATCTGCGTCTTGTTGTCCGGGTCTGCCTGCACGAGCCTGCTCGTCGCCGACTTCGACAGTTCTTCGAGGATGTCGAGCAGGGGGCACTTCTTCGCCGTGCACAACTCGATGCGGTCGGCGATCTCGACCCGCCTCTCAAGCTCCGCGATCTCCCTCGCGAGGGACTCACTGCCGGTAGATCTGAGTGTCTCCACCATAGCCCTGCATGCTCTCCACTTGGCTTCCACCCGCGTTGCCAGCGCCGAGGAGCGCGGGCTGCGGGGTCATGGGGTCTGCCATGGCAGCACCCTGCATCTGTCCGAACTTCGACATGACCGCAGCGAGGACGTTCGCGTTGAAATACTTGTCCGGGTTGTCGAACCCGGCCAGTGGCATGCCGTCCTTGACGAACTGGATGAGGTTCATGACCGGGGCGGCGTACTGGGTGTTCACCGCCATGGCCCGGTCGAACATCATCCCCAGGTTCCTGAGCCTGATCTCGCGGGACGTCGAGCCGATGCCCGCGTTGACCTCGATGTCGTACTTGGCTTCGATCGCCTCCCGGGTCCACACGACGTCGAAGTCGATGCCCTGCTCCTCCGCGACGTGGCGCATGGTCTCCTCGTTCTCGAACTCCTGCTCGAACTGCACCACCATTTCGAGGACCGGGATCACGAACGTCTCGTTGATGATGCGCAGCTCCATCGCGTTGATGGTGTTCGCCTCCTCGGTGAGGATCGAGGTGCCGGTCGCGGTCTGGTTCATGCCCGGGCGCTGGGTGCCCATGTTGTACGGGGTGATGCCGGTGGTCTCCTCGAAGGCGACCTCGTTGAGTTGCTGCTCCTTGTAGGACGAGGAGGTCACGTCCTGGTAGTTCAGCTCGCGCACCGCCATGTCGCCGATGTCGTCGCCCAGGATGGGAGCGCCAGGGCGGGAGAACAGCAGCGAGTTTGTGTCGATGCCAGCCGTCCTGCGGACGAGGAGTTTCTTGTTGAGCGCGAGCGTGATGTTGTCGCGCCTCTGGTTCCTGATCGCGTTGATCTCCCTCTGGAGGGGCTCAACGACTTCGAGGAAGGACGCCCAGTACGCGAGCGTGGAGTCGGGCGTGACGCCGCCCATGACGTAGGGCCTGCCCTTGCAGGGCCACTTCTCCTCGACGCCCTCGGGGTCGGTGAGCATGAACTCGCCTTTCAGGGTCAGGAAGAACACGTCCCTGCCGCTGACGTTCACGAAGCACTTCCAGACCTCGATCTGTCTCCAGGGCTTCTTGAGCGCCTCTTCGATCTTTTCGGCGTTGATGGATTGCTCGAACTCGGAGGGTTTCCAGCGGTACTTGTCGAGCACCTCCTGGGCCTCCTCGGGCTTCTCTGGGTCGATCGCCTCCGGCCTTTTCCACGCGCCCGATTTCCACTTCGCCATGGCGTCGTGGACGAACACGGGCATCTTCTCGACGAGGCAGGGGGATGAGTTGATCGGGTCGATGGGATTCGCGGACGGGGCCACGAAGAGGTTCCATATCGGGACGTGGCGCATGGTGGGCTCGTCCTTCAGGACGCGCACCTTCTCGGCCTTGATGACCTTGACCTCCTCGGTCACCCCGAGGTCGTCCTTCATGGGCGTCGCCTCCTCTACCGTCTCTGACTCCTCCTCGTAGTCCCATCCCACGCAGATGCAGCCGCGCCCGTACTTCATGATGTCCAGCCACGCGAACAGGCAGTTCAGGAAGAAGTTGAGCGTGTGCTTGAGCCGGTAGTTCGTGACCGCGAAGAGAAGGGCGGCTGCTGCGGAGAGCCCCTGGTTGTTCTTCCTGCGGGGCATGAGGCTGATCACGTCCGGGGAGGAGAAGTAGGTGCCGATGAAGGCTGCGAGCTTCCTTGTCAGGGCGTTTCTGGCCTTGGGGATGTAGAGCTTGCTGCGGTGCCGGTAGCGCACGTCGGTGGTGAGGGCCTTGTTCTCGTGGATGAGCCTGTAGACGTTCTCGTTCTTCTTCCACTGAGGGTGCAGGTTCTCCTTCATGTAGTTCTCTGCGGAAGACTGGAACGTGCTGATGCGCTCCAGGTACTCCTTCTTCGAGAGAGGGAACTCCTTCGCCATGTCAGTACCCCACTGCCTCGTCCATCGGAGGGAGGTCGTCGGGCTCGGTCATGGGCTCGAAGTACGCGGGACCGAGCTGGTAGATGTACCGGAGGGCGGCGTGGTGGTGGTGTTTGCCCTCCGCAACCTTGTCCTTTTTCCCCTGCTTGGACTCGTCCCGGTACTGTTCGCGGGTTAGAGTCTGCATGGATTTGATCAGCGTCTTCGCCGTGTCGAAGAACCTGAGCACGGGCCTGCCCGTGACAGGCGAGGGCTTGAGCCGCTCCCGGATGTCCGAGATGCCCTTGCCGATGGAGCCAGGACCCTTGGGCGCGAGCAGAGAGGAGATGCCCGCCTGGAGGAAGGAGGAGTAGATGTCCCGGTCGAAGATCCTGATCTCGGTCTGCGCGGCTGAGTCCATGACGGACCAGCCCATGCGGTAGGGCTTGCTGAACTTCTTGATCTCGCCCGCTATCTCGGGGATGGAGCCGTCGAGGAACTGCTCGCCGATGACGTACTGGTCGCCCAGCTTGCCCACCGCGAGGTAGATGACCGCCGTGGGGGTGGTGATGTGGGGGTCGATGCCCCGGAACACGACGTAATTCTTGCCCAAATCGAAGGGGGCGACGACGTGCGTGCCTCGCTTGAAGGCCGGGTAGATGAGCCCTCCCATCTGCGTGAAGCGACCGTAGACCCTGGCCTCCTTTTCCTGCTCCGAGTAGCTCGAGATGGTCCTGGCGATGTCCTCTTCCTTGAGCGTGTAGTTGTCGAAGAGGGAGACGGTGTAGACCTTGACCGTGTGCTTCGGGTCGTCGTAGAGCATGTCGTAGGTCCAGGTGAGCCCTTCGAGGGGGGTCATCGAGAGCTGGATGAGGCCCGAGGTCCGAAGCGTCCTCATGCGGATCTCCTTGTAGATCTCCTCGGGGGGCTCCTCGTCGAGGGAGGCGATGTCCACCGCAGCCGACTGGAACTTCTTCCACCCGGACTCGTAGGATTTGAGCACGATGCGGGAACCGTTCTTGTACTCGATCTCCTTCGAGTGGTCGGAATAGTTGGCGATGTACTGCTGGCCCAGCGTGAGCAGCGCCTTCAGGGGGCCTTCCTTGTTCAGGCTGAAGTCCTCGCAGGCCACCCAGCCCTCGCACGGAATCCTCCGGTGGATGGTGGGGTGCCTGCCGATCATGACCGCCGTGACCTTTGCCATGGCGGTCCAGGTCTTCGCCGAAGAGTTGCCGCCGATGAGGGCGCACTCGTTGGAGGTGTCAAGCAGGAATGCCTGGTACTCGCGAGTGAAGGGACGGTAGCAGTCGATGCCCAGGTCCATGATGGCCTGCTTCCTCTTGTCCCAGTATTTGCGCACGGCCTCGCGCTCGGGAGATCCGATGAGGTCTTCGGAAGTTATGCCCATGGCCTCGACGTCGATGGGGACGGAGAAGTTAAGCGGCTGCATCGCCCCCCTCCTCCGCCACAGCCTCGATGACGTCGGGCTTCTTCCTGGCGATGCCGCCCAGCAGCTTCGTGATCTGCTGCGCGTCCTGGTCGAACCTCTGGTTCAGGGCGCTCACCTGCACGGAGATGTTGGCTGTGGACTTGTTTTCGAGGAGCCGCCTGGAGTCGAGGAGGACCTTGAAGGCGTAGGCCAGCTCGCCGCCCTTCATCTTGTCGAGCACGGCGTCTGAGTCGAGTTTGCCCAGGATCTTCGCGCCGATCATGTAGAGCTTGCTGATCTCCTTGTTGCGCAGCGTCTCGATGAGCGCGTTCTGGAGTGTGCTCGCGTCCTTGTGCCGGATCTCGGAGATGTGGTTCGGGCTGATGTTGACGAACTCCCTGATCTGCTTGACCGTCAGGCCGTCGTCGATGAGCATCTTGACGTAGGCGTGCTTGACCGCCGGGTCCTGCATGAAATACTTCAGGACCTCCTTGGCGTCGGCCCATATGATCTCGCGCACGAGATTGCTGGAAACCTCTTTGGTCCTCTCCGTCATGCCACGAAAAAAGGCAGAAGTTTTATCCATAGTCAAGCAGAATTGTTTAACTGTTGCAAAAGTTGTCCTGCTGTGGTAGAATGGTTTTCATGGCTGACAGAACATCTTACAAACGAAAAGACCGGGATCAAGTCACCTCCTATAGTGCCAGTTCTGCCAGCCAGCCGAACCCGCCTACCCGACTTGATCCCGGTCTTTTGTTTGTAAGGGGTACGCATTGTGGATCATAACGAGACCATATCGAGCGGTCCTCAGATTAAAGACGGGTACACCGCAATCGCCAATGAACTCATGGATGCGCTGTGCCGTGTTCGTGTCCCAGGAAGGGCAAGACAAGTGTTCGACTTCATAATCCGCAAGACCTACGGCTACAGCAAAAAGAGCGACTGCATTTCGCTCTCGCAGTTCGTCCTCGGAACCGGACTGAAGAAGCCGCACATCCTCGATGCCGAGAAAATCCTGCTTTCGATGAACATGATCCACGTTACCGAAAAAGGTAACAGAATCTCAAAATCCTATGAGATTAACAAACATTACATGGCATGGAAGTCGTTACCGAAAAAGGTAACGTTACCGAAAAAGGTAACGAGCGTTACCGAAAAAGGTAATAATTCGTTACCGAAAAAGGTACCCACAAAAGCAAATAATACAAAAACAAATATTACAAAAACAAAAATACTTTCTGCATCTGGCGATGCAGTCCGCGAGAAAGAGGATTTCTATCTCACCAAGAAAAAGCGCAAGTTGACCGGAAAGAGACTCGAAACATTCAGACTGTTTTGGGATGTCTTTGCCTACAAGAAGGGCATGGCTGAAGCGGCTGACGCATGGATTGAGATTCCGGTCCTTACGGATAAGATTGTTCAGAAGATCGTCGAGGCCGCGAAGAAGGAAGCCAAGAACCGACCGGACTTGGTGGCTCAAGGAAGAACCCCGAAGATGGCGCAGGGCTGGTTGTCTGGAAAGAGATGGGAGGATGAGGACGGTGATTCGGATGCCTCAAGTGTGAGAAAGGAGTTCAACCTTGACTGAGTTATCAAAGATGACGTTTGGGGATATAATAAAGCCACTGGATAAGCGTTTTAAAAAGCTTACCGATGGACAACTTGAAGTCTACTATGATCGCCTCCGGTTCCTCAAGGAGGACACTCTCAGGAAGGCTGTCATCCATTTCGTCGATAACGCTCCTCACTTCCCTACCCCAGGAGAGATCAGCAAGAAGTGTCGTGACATAGAAAGCGACGAGTACAAGGAGGGCAAAGCTGTGTTCGAGGCTCTGCCGTCCTGCTCCCGCTGCCGCGAGGGGTACGTCAAATATTCGTACACTCACACCCGGAAGAACAATTCTACAGTTGAACGGTACGGCAGCTTCCCGTGCGGGTTCTGCAATTTGGAGCCGAACGGTCTGCCGCATCACATTCAGGTGGGCGACCAGATTTACACGGCTGCGAGGCGCATGCCCGGGTCGAGGTACATGTGGTTGCCGGACACGAACAACCGGACGATCTGCATAGACCTGACGCCCTGCTACGAATCGAAGACGCTCGAAGAGTATTACCAGCAGGAGAAGGACGGCAAGGTTGTCAGGGCCGCTCCACCGAAGGAGTTCCTCGACAAGCTCAGGTCACTCGGCAGTCCAGCGCAGCCAGCATTCGACCCGGACGAGGCGCTTTAGTCCACAAACCGTAAAGGAGGCAATATGAGCGAGGATAGCAAGAGCACACAGACTGCCGGGTACAAGAGCATACAGACTGATGGGTACGAGAGCACACAGACTGCTGGGGACGAGAGCATACAGACTGCTGGGGACTGGAGCACACAGACTGCTGGGTACAAGAGCATACAGACTGCCGGGTACGAGAGCACACAGACTGCTGGGGACGAGAGCAAACAGACTGCCGGGGACTGGAGCACACAGACTGCCGGGAACTGGAGCAAACAGACCGCCGGGTACTGGAGCACACAGACTGCCGGGGACTGGAGCAAACAGACTGCCGGGGACGAGAGCACACAGACTGCCGGGTGCGAGAGCACACAGACTGCCGGGTACAAGAGCACACAGACCGCCGGGTACAAGAGCAAACAGACTGCCGGGGACTGGAGCAAACAGACTGCCGGGGACGAGAGCACCTTCCAAGCCGGAATCAACAGTGTTCTCATAGGCCGTTGGCGGGATGGTGACAAATATTGCGTGTCAACCATGACCATAGACGAACAGACGGCCAACAAAAAGATATTCTTCAAAAAGGGCGTGTTTACTGTTCAAGATGAACCAGCCAGATCACGATGAATACATGATCTGTGGTGCATGGATGCAGACTGAGGCCAGCATGACCCCCTACCCCTATATATGGTTCTGGAAATCCCGCCTGCCTGAGAGGAAAGGCCAGCCGTGT